TTGCCCCAGCCGCCAATGTTATCCACCACCCACAGTTCGACGTCGGTGGGCGTATGCAGTTTCCAGAGTTGCGGCTGCACGATATGCACCAGCGCTTCGCCCCGGTCATCAAGCACGATCGGGTTCTGGTGCGGCATGGTCGCGGCCGCGTCATGATAGGCCGCGGCTGGCGTCGAGGTGCCTGCCTGGAACGTGTAGAGGAGACCGCCGATTAAGGGATCACCGTTCGGGTAAAAGCCATGGAACAGGGGATACGTAGCAATTACCGCGCTATTGGCCATAGGGTGGTATCCTCCAGTGTTCAGGGCAGCACGTAGGCCAGCGCCGCCGTATTGAGCCCCTTCGCGCCACTGGCGACAAAGCCGCTGTAATCCGACATGTAGAGGTCGATCGTCCCCGCCGCATTGACAATGGCCACGCCGACGTAGTTCGCACCGTTGTTGGTCAGACTCACCGGTATGCGCGTGTCAATGGCCGGACGTAGCCCCACCGGCAAGCCCGTAATACTCAACGTCGTGGCGTTGCTCGTGCCCGAGAGCATGGGCAGCACCACGGTGGCCTGCTTGCCCACCTGGGCGTAGCGCGCCGTGCCCGTGACCGTCGTGGTCATGCCCGTACAGGTGGCGGTGAACGTGCCGTCCGTATAGCCTGGCACGCCAGCTGGTCCCTGGATGCCCTGGATACCCTGCGCGCCGGTGGCACCCGTCGGGCCGGGGTCCCCTTGCGGCCCAGGTGGTCCTGTGGCTCCCGTGCTTCCCGTGCTTCCCGTGGCGCCTGTCGCCCCTGTCGCGCCGGTCGGCCCAGGATCGCCCTGGGGACCCTCTGGCCCTGCAGGTCCTGGCTCCCCCGGTTCGCCCTGCGGCCCTTCGGGACCTGGAGGACCTTCGGTGCCACCGCCCAGCATGGCCTGCTCCTGAAGCGCGAGGAACCACCTGGCCCATGGGCGCGGCGTCAGGCCAGAAGGAGGTTCGGCAATGGGGTGCTGAATCGGGGCTGGTGTTAAGATCTCAGCCACGGCCTGCCTCCGCAAAGATGTCTTGCTGCACGGGCCGCGTAGGCGTGGGCACAAACAGATCGGGCTGGGCATAGGCGGCAGTGATGCGCTGGCATCCCAGATCAAACCATTTTGGGTTCCGCTCAATGCCGATAAATTCACATCCAAGAGCCATGCATGCCAGCGCGGTTGTGCAGGCACCTGCGAACATATCCAGCACCGTCTCTCCTGGCGCAGCTAATTTATTGAGCAAGTCTGTCGCGACAGACACCGGCTTGCTCGCGGGATGTCCTGTCTTTCCCCATGGTGCAACCGTATAGCAGTCGCGGTGATACGTCCCTGGAGATGGCCACAGAGCACCCGCACGGCCTAAGACCAGGATAGCCTCACTATTCATCATCCAGCCTCGCCAGGGATAGGACAAATCGGCGGCTTTCTCCATCCAGAGCACCCGCAAGACGCTCCAGCGCTGCGACATGGTGACAAAGGCCGCAATCTTGCCAGGAGAAAGCCAGGTAATGGCCCGTTTACATGGGGCCAGATCGAGCCCAGCAATGCCCACCGCCAGATCATCATCAAACGCCTGCATGCCCACGCCATAGGGGATGTCAGTCAATACGGCGTCGATGCCCCCCAGTGTCGGCACCACGTCCCGGCAATCCCCCCGGTACAGCGTGCACGCCCCGATCTGTTCGCGCTCCAAGCTCATGACACCTCCACCCAGGCATCCGTCCACCTGACCGGCACCGGGTCAGAGCAGCGCAGCTCATACACGCGCTGCCGACTCTGCCCCAGCATGCGCCATTCCACGACTCTCCCTGTATGACCAATGGGCCCCGCGCTGCGCCATATTTCAGAGGACCAGCTCGACCCGTCATCGTCACTCCATCGCAGGCGCATCTGCGGGTCCATGCCAGGGATGGCGCCACCGTCGAGACCCACGCCCGCGTCGCAGCGCAACCGAAACAGGCTATGGCGTATCCGTTGCTGCATGGCTTCGACGCTGGGCATGCGCCGCACCCGCACCAGCGCGCGCTCGTCATCGAAGTAGTGATCGAGCCGCATGTCGTAAATACGCCCGTCCTCGAAGTCCCCGACGAGATGCTTTTGGAAGCCAAACGTGTTGACCTCACCACGCCAGCGCTCAAAGCTGCCGTCCTCCGCCAGCCAGGCCCGGTCATGCCAGGCCCCCGTCTCGCCGTCATAGCACACGCTGGTCTGTTGCGCCGGCGCGTTCAGCAGGTAGAAGGGATGCGCGTCCTGCGTGTAGGTCATGGCCGTCGCGTGCGGCAGATTCGCCCACTGCGTGAAGGCCGACTCGAGCGCATCGGTCGAGACCTTCTCGGGCTTATAGCCGTTGGCGATCATCACGGCAAAGCCCCCCGAGGGGTCACTGGCCAGCCAGCCCACCGTATCTTTGAACATGCGGATCGAGTGGCCACTGTAGCAGCCGATGTCGATGACCGCCCCAGGCAGACGCTGGAAGGGACTGAGGTAATTCCCCGTGGGCACCCACCATTCGACAGAGGTGGAACCGAACAGGATGAGTTCGCCGTGTGACACCTTCAGGCCCACAAGCGGGTCAGGCCGGGCCTCAGCGCTGGCAAAATCCAGGGCATCCAGGTTGCCAGGGGCGAGAATTTGCGACCATTTAAAGCGCCCGGTACCAAGTTCATTAAACACCATCACGCCGTTCACGTAGGCCACGTGACTGGCGGGTGTCAACTCGGGATCCGTGATGACCGCGAACGTCGATCCCGCCGCCAGGTCCAGCAGATAGCCCTTCTGTCCGTCGACCGCCACGACGTGCTGGCCATCATCGGCAAAGTTCACGATACCGGCCGTGGTGATGAGCGTGCCCCTGGGTAAGCTGGTCTGGTTGGGGAAGAGTTCGTAGAACGTGCGTCCCGCGGCGGCAAACACGCGGGAGCCTGACGCGGTATACAGGCCGCGTACCGGACGATCGGTGAGCGTCATCCACAGAAGGAGGCCTGGCGTGCCGATGAGCGTGCCGCGTTTTTTATCGGCGGACGGTTCGATGTACACATTTATAGATTGCGACAGGTCCAGCGAGCGCGCGCGGGACGTATACGAACCGCCGACGAGTTGTACGGGGGTGAGGGGCATCAGCGCGTCCCCTCCAGGAAGCCACGAGGCAGACCGAGCGGAGACCCGCCCACGGGCCGGCCTGGCCAGAGCGCTATTTTCCCAACCTCGGCGTTGAGAGGATAAAGAGCGCGCTTACTCTCCTCGGCTGTACGCAGGATGAGCGGCGACGGCTCCACCATATACTGCGGTGCCAATTCGAGGGCCAGGCCGTAGACCATGGCCCGCTGGTAGCCTGCCGGCCACTCCAACACATCATCCCAGCCACCGTATGGGCTATGCGCCTGCCAGGGGAGGAGTTGCAGCGTGTAGGGCATGTCGGGAATTGGCCAGACATGGAGCGTCGCCACGGGCTCGGCGCTGTCGAGATAGAGCGCTGCCGGGTAACTACTCGTCAGGTTTTTCATCCAGATCCCGGCTTCGTACTCTGATTGATCGAGGATCGTTACCTCCCACTCCAGCCCCGGCGCGGTGTCCTCAACCGTCAATAAGGCGAGTTCCAGGCGCACCGGAGGCTCGCGGGGAATGTCTGAGGGCGGCACGGTCACGCCCCAGGTATACGAGGCACGGCCTGGGACGAGCGCCAGCGGTATTTTGGGACGATGATACGTCAGCAACTTCTCGACGGACCATGAATCCAGCATCGTATTGAGTGCCTCAAGCGCCGATTGGGCCATGTCTGCCGATAACGGGGCTTCCGCTGCTGCCACGCCCAACAGGCGCAGCGCCGTCGTCCCTATGCTCCTGGCGCTGATGGCCGGCATACGCTAACCCTCCTGGCGGTACGGCGCGGGACTACAGTTCGACAACTCTTCCTGCATGCGTTGCTGGCGCTGTACCTCTTTCAGTTGCTGGCGCAAGGCCGCTGATATCTGGCCCACCTCATCAAAACGAACCGCCTCCGCAGGCGCCATCTGCGACGCGAGCTTACTCAGATAGCCCTGGAGCCCGTACAGTTCGGCCACTGACGCCCGCCCCATGATGTACGTCAGGGTTGACGTGATGCTCCGTTGCAGATCAGCAATCGTGTCGATATTCGGGTCGTTCTGGTCAAGCATCCGTTCGTCTAACGGCATATCTCCCCCTAACGCACCGTGCTGAGCGTGCCCTTGATCGTCGCCCCGGTCGGCGTCGGCTGCACCGGCACCGAGAGTCCCAGCACCCCGCCCTGGTCCAGTGGCGGCACACTCCCGGCCAGCACCTGCGGCTGGCCAGCCACCACGGCGTGCACCTCCCCCACCTGGAGCACCGCGTCCCCCGGATCGCCCTGGACGGTGCCCGGCTTGCACAGCATGATGGCCACCTCGAAGGGACTCGGGACGCCCGTGACGGTGAGGCTACACTGGCTGGCGATCAGCTGCGTACCGGGGGTGATCTCCAGCAGGGGAATGAACAGCGGCGCCAGAGCGTCGGCGGTGGTAGTGATGTCGACGGTACTGGTTTCGTGAATCGAGGCCATACGTTACTCCAGGGCGGCCATGGCCGCGTAGAAGATGCCAAAAAGATGCTCGCGTGCGCGGTCATCGTCAACGTCTGTGTCCATGTGATGCGCGTGGCTGTCGAGGCCCATGATGAACAATGTCCCCCGTGTCGCCAGATGGACGCCCTCAAAGCACTCGATCACCTGA